CTTTTCTTTCTTTCAAACGCTTTCTTTTGTACTTGTTCTAATTGTGCTTCATATTGTGCTTCAGTAATAAGACCTGCTTCTTTTCTTTCTTCTAATATTTTAGCTTCTCTTTCTGCACGGTTTTGTGCGTTATTTCCAATAATAGTAAATATACTGTTAGAAAACTCTTGAAACATTTGCAAGCGCTGTTTCGCTTTTTCTTCTTGAGCTGCAAAATATTTTTCGTCTTCTTGTTTTAATAATTCTAATTGCTCGTGTGAACTTGTATATAAATCTTTATAAAAGATAACATTATTTTTTACTTCTTTCTTTTTTTCTATGCCTAACTCGTTCAATCTTTTAATTTCTTTTTCTATAGCTTGTACATTTTTGTTACGAGCAGCAACTTCTTCTTCTGTAGCAGCAGGAGTTTCTTTTATTAATTTTAATTCTTGTTCTAATTGATATAACAAATCACTTTTTAAAGCAGCTTCTCTTGCTCTACTATCTGCCCTTCTTTTTTCAAAATCTATTTCATGTTTGATTTTGGTCTCCATTACTTTTATAGCCTCTTTGTCTACATCTATTCTGTCTTGCATTTCTTGAATAGCATCAGGGTCAGTTAAAGCTTTAATTTCTTTTTCTAGTAATTTAAGCCTATCCTCTCTCCTTTTCTTTTCTTCTTCAAATAATTTTATATTTATATCTGACTGCTCTTTAGTATAAGCTATTTCTGTTGCTTGTAAATTAATAAAAGATTGAGCTTCTTTTTGTAATTTTTTTTGTTTTTCAATATACTCGTCTGTTTCTTCGTTTACATCTAATAGTTTAAAAGCTAATTCACCAAGAACAACAACTAAAGCTCCAACACCTGTCCTTATTGCAGCGGCTCTTAAAGCTCTTAAATTAACTATAAACCTTTTTGTAGCCATAGTGGCTGTTCCTGTTGCTATTGAATATGCAGCCATAGCTATTCTTCCTGCAACCATCGTTGCGTTTGCAATCCTTTGTGCAATATAAGAAGCTGCAATAGCTTTAGCGAAAAAGCTTAATACTTGTATTAACTTTGTTATAGCTGCACTATTTTTTGACAGAAAACCTGCAAATGTTGTTAAAGTAGAAGTAGCCGATTTTAAACCTTCTGCAAAATCTTCCATTATAGCGATAGACAAACCTTCTAATGCTGATTTAAATTTTAGAAAAGAACCCTGTAAGGTTTTTCCAATCATATCAGCCATTCTTTGAGCTTCTCCTGTAGAATCTTTTAATTTATTTCTGTAATCTGTTAATACATCAGAGCTTGCTAACATTAGCTCAAAAGCTGCTGCCTGTCTCAAATCCACAACACCCATAATTTTAGCCATATCCCCACCCTGTTCTACAAATTCTCTCATAGCAGGTATAAGCTCATCTAAAGAATGTATAGTGGTTCCAAAAGCTTGACTTAAATCAGATGCAGGGTCTTGCATTTTTAAAAATATATTTCTTAAAGATGTACCTGCAATAGACGCTTCAATACCTGCGTCAGATAATTTAGCCATTATAGCTGTGGTGTCTTCTATAGAAAATCCTGCTGCCTTAGCAATAGGAGCAACTTTAGTCATAGCAGTTTGAAATTTTTCTATATCTAAAGCTGATGTTGCAAATGAAACAGCCATAACATCTACAACTCTTTGAGTTTCAGAAGCATCTAAACCAAAACCTCTTACTGCAGAAGCAGCAACAGTTGCACTTCTTGCTAAGTCACTTCCTGTAGCTGTAGCTAAAGCTAGAGTAGCTTCTTGTGCGTTCATTATTTCTTCAGCACTAAAACCTAATTTTGAAAAATTAAGTTGTAACTGACCTACTTGTTCTGCTGTAAAAAACGTCGTTCTACCTAATTCTTTAGCAGATTCATTTAAAGCAAAAAATTCTTCTTCAGTAGCTCCTGAAATTGCATTTACTTTTGCCATTACAAATTCAAATTCTGTAAACGTAGTAACTACAGATGATATAGCTCTATTTACAGTTCTAAAAGCTGTAACAATAACACCAATAGCAGCAGCCCCTTTAACTATTTGTTTAGCCATACCATTAGAAGCTTTTGTAGCTTTTGTGGTATTTGTAGTAGATTCTCTTAAATTTTTATTTAGATTTCTAAGTTGCGCAGACTTATCTTTTATTGCTCTAGAATTTTTAATATATTGTTCTTCCTGTTTTTTTGACGTAAACCTACCTGTCTTAGAAAGCTTTTCTAATTCAACTTGTTCTTTACGCAAAGATTTTAATTCAGCTTTTAAATCTGCAACTCTTTTAATATTTTTTATTTCTACTTCTATTGCTACTTTTTTTGCCATTTTCTTCTTGTTATATTGTTAATTGTATTGCTTTATAAGTTCCAAATTTATTTAGTATAGAGTCTATCTCGTTAGAAACACCATCTCTTATAGTGTCTTCTACACCTTGTGCATTAGCAGTATCATATGCTGTTTCTATAAAAAAGTATCTTCTTGGTGAAATATTTTTACTTTCACCACCCTTTGTTAAATAACGACTTTCTAATTCTTTTTTTACTGATTGTATAAAATAATTTCTTCTGCTTCTGCTTGAAAAGCTTAATTCTCCTCTAGCCTCTTTTTGACTTGTCCAAGCATCTAATTCTGCAAAAGAAGCAGTAACACCTGAAGCTCCGTTATTTACAATATCCATATAAGCATACTTGTTCATAACGTCCATTCTTAAACCACCACCTGCATAATGTACTCTAACATAAAAACCATTTTTTAGATTACCTGATGCAACGTGCTTTTGGTATTCTAGCTCGTCTTGCAAGTATTCTATATAAAGACCTCCTGCCCTTCTTAAAGCTTCTTCTACTATGGGTAATTTTTCAGGCATTATTCGTCGTCTTCTATTATGTTATTTACACTTCTTCTCAATACTTTATGTACGTTACCATATTCATCTTCCGCAACAATAGGTATTAGAAAATCCTCTCCACTTATAGTAACAGTCATATATACCTCTAAGCCACTAATATTAGGCACTCCTCCATTACTTATTTGATTTTGTTGTTCTGCCATATTTATAAACTTCTAAAATGTGTCATAGTTGCATTATTCCAACTACCATCATTTTGATTCAATGTTGGTGTGTCACTTGCAAATCCTCCATAACTTATCCATTTCACTAATTCTACTTTTGTTGTTTTATTGTTTAGTGGAGCAAAATCTATAATTTTATTTATTCTCCAATAATCACCATCTATATATATTAATTTTCTTAAATCTAAATTTACTATATCTTTTATTTTTAAATTTATGTTTATTGTTCTAACTCTTGGATTTTGTTTTATCATTTCTACCATTTGCTTATAATAAGTTTGGTATAAACCATTACCAACACCATAATCACCATAAGTATTTGTTGCATCATCATAATCTCTAACCCATACATTACCATAAGTTAATACAGGTGAATTACTATCATCTCTATTATAAGATGTTGCTTGTGGAAAAGATGATGATATTCTTGTTGAGCCAATTATAGTTATACTTCCTGATTGTTGTTCAGCAAAAATACCTCCTATTTCTCCGTCCCAAGTTTGAGCTACAGCATATTTTAAACAAGGTGAACCGTTTAAATCAGGACTATATCTTTTCCAAAATAAAAGTCTAGGTTGGAATTCAAAACCCTTATCAGGTCTTGTTAAGCTATTAGGAGATAAAAACACATTACCTTCTGCTTCTTGCCATAAACAAGCTATAAATGGTTGAGGATTAGGATTAGAAGAAATATCTGCATCACCTGCGTTAAATGTGCCTGCAAAAAAAGGATTTTCATATTCTGATTTTCCTTTTTCAAAACTTTCATCTAGTGTTTCAAAATAAGGATATTCATCTTCTATTTCTTTAAAATAATCTAAAGACCTTTGTTTTACTTTAGCATCTTTATCATCTGATTTATACTTAAAAATTAAATCTCTTTTTAAGCTTGATTTAATCCAAGTATCTACATAGTCTTTACTCCTATCTACTTTGTATGTCCAATCTATTGCTTCTGCTAAAGGCTTATAAAAAGTATCAAAAGGCTCTATGTGTACAACTTTACTGCTTTCATCTGTTGTTAATTGTAAATTAAAAGCGTGTGCTACTCCTTTTATAAAATCTATTTGCTTGTATTCTTCATTAATAACCTCTTTTAAATCATATGTTTGACCATAAGCAGCATATTCAGGTTGTAATTTTATATCATATCTGCCATTAGCAACATTATCTGCAGGCGTAGCAACATCTATTTCTTGAGAACCATATATATCTAAATCAAAACTAGCATCATAACTACCTCCTGATGTTGGGAAAACTTTATATTTTAAATGTACTTGAGTTCTAACCGTATCACCTTTATTTAAAAAATATCTTGTTTCGTCATTTATTTCATTACCAAAATAATTTCTTCCTGTATGTGATGAAGAATTAGATTGAGACATAATAATTCCTGTTCCTATTGATGTTTGAGCTAATATTCTCCAATGTGATTGACCTACTGTTTTAACAATAATTCTTAATACAGATTGAGTTATTGTAATTGTATCTACATTGTTAAAAACAGGATTTTTAAATATATATCCCATTCTTAATAAATTTATATTATAAAAACCAAATTCAGGAACAGTATAAGCTCCTGTGCTAGCATTAAATCCTGACTCATTTAAAGTATATTCATAATTAGCAGAAGTGTTGTTAAGATTTAAAAAATAATTTTGTGTTTTGACATTAGTTTGATTTGCTACAGTATAATTAAAAGTTTTTACAAAACCACTATTTTTAAAAGAAGACTCTAAAGAATTAGCATCATACCTATCACCTGCATTATTGTATTTAAAATTGGGTAATGCAAATAATAGTTTTTTAAACATAGTATCTTCCATAAAAGCAGAAGATATTTTATATCCTGCCTGTCTAAATATTTCAGTAAATATGTCGTATACCCATATACAAGGTCTCCAATCAACTACAGGTTCAGGAGTATTATATCTATTTTGATTAGTTACACTACCAACATAACCTGTTGAACTTGCTGTTGTTCCTGATTGATTAGAATCATAAGCGGTATTTAATAGTTGTAATGTTTGTACATCACCTGTAGGGTTAAAATCACCATAAGAAACAATAGGATAAACAACAGGACTTGTTCCTGTAGCGTCATCTTCGCTAAATGTAGCTACTATACTTGTTTTATTTATTTCTAATCCTGTACCTGTTTTGCCATTTAGGTTATCCCAACCACTACCATTATCACCTAAATCTTTTAAAAGTTTTTCATCAATTTTACTAGCCCAACCAATGTTGTTGCCATAAAAAACACAAGAATAGTAATCAGGCTTTTCTATACCCCCTACAGAGTTTAATTGTAACAAACCTTCTATAGCAAAAATATTATTAACTAATATTCTACAATTTTTTTTCTTTAAAATATTATTTACATCTGTGCTATTAGAAAGATATACATTTTTATATAATTTATTATTATTTTTTGTCGCAGGTATTTTAAATGTTTTACTAAAAGTACCTTTTCTAGCATTTATATCTTTTATATCTGCAATAGTAAAAGTAAGTGCTAAAGGAAAATCAGAATGTGATGTGACATCAAGAGTACCTAATAAACTTTTATCAAGATTTAAAGTACCTCCCTCATAGACATAATCTAAAATTTCAATAGTAACTTGTGACATTAATTTCTTTGTGTTTGTACTTTATGAGCTAAAGTATATTCTATATTAAATTTAACTAAACCTGATTCCTGATTTAATGTTTCAACTTCTCCATTTGTTATTATAACAGGTATGTATTCTTTTGTAGAAGGTCTTTGATATGGATTTACAGTATTACCTCTAGCTGTTGCTTCAGTATCCATCTCTATCCATACATTTGGAGAAGTCATTATTTCTTCTAGCCATTCTGCTGTTTGCTTGTTTAAAGGCTCTGTAAATACAGTATTATTTCTTTGTGCTTTTACATTTAAAACCTCTCTGCCTCCTTTGTATAAATTACCACCTCTCATAGTATTAGAAACGTAAGCATCATTTGATAAATTAGTTCCATTTGAAGGTTGGTTTGTTTGATTATCTTGATACCACGTTCTATCAGCAGATTTTGTTTCTATAGTATCTCTAGTTATAGATAAACCTTCCATAACGTCTCTTTTAGCTGTATAACTGTCTATACCGCCTATTCTATTTAGCCAATGAAATCTTACAAATCCAAAAGGCACATTAGCAGTTTCTCTGTCTATACCAAAATATCTATATTCTGTTGCTCTAATAGTTGTTGGATTTTTTTGAACTTGTATGTCAGTAACAACTCCATTAGCGCTTGACATACTAAATATTCTTATTCTATCTGTGCTTGTTGTAGTTATTATTTCTGTAAATGTTCCTACCGTTGTTCTTATTGTTCCTAAAACCCCTCCAAGCTGAAACCTAAAACCTCCTGAACTTATACTTTTTATAGTAAAAGTAACCATATATTCCTGACCTGATAAAGGACTCCAAGTACCTTGATTTATGTCTGATGCTGCTCCTGCACTTATAGCTTCTCCTGTTGCAAATGTCCAATTTGGGTTAGCGTTCCAATTTGTTCCTGCATTTGCAAAATTTCCGTTTTGAACTAAATTATCTTCAGCATTTATATACTCTAAATGTGTCCTATAATATGATGTGTTACTATCTATTTGATTTGTTAAAGCATTGCCACTATCATCTTGTGCATTTGCATTTATATAAACAGAAGAAACATTTTGAACACATACTCTGTTTTGATTTAATTTAAACACATCTATATTATTAACTGTTTCTGTGTCTAAATTAGAATTAAAATCAGATAAATACATTGTGTTTTGCAAACTACCATTACTTAAATATGTTTCTACTTTTAATCTCGCTTTTGTTGTTTGGTCTCCTGAATTACCCATATTTCTTTGCCACCAATATAACCATTCAGCTTCTTCATCTTCTCTTACTTGTTTTAAAAATGGAACATTAGTAGTTTGGGTAAAGTTTGGACATAAACTCATAAACCCTCTAGGATTATTTACATTAGCTAAAGACCTTTGTATTATATATTTTAAATTGTAATATATGTTGTCTTTTTCAAATTGAGCTACAGAATTTATAACTGCTATTTTGTTAAAAGATAAGCTTACTCCACTTCCTGTAGCTTCTTGTATTGTTCCATCTCCTAACAACACTTCAGGAGTAGCAGTTACCCATATATGTCTATATGTACCGTTTGGCGTTACATTATAAGAACTAATAGCTTGCGTTACGTTGTCTTGCTTAGTCTCTCCTCCATTCATACCTCCCCATTCAGAGCTTTGCCAAGTACCTTTATTTATAGGAACTAAACTATATGAAAGTAAGTCCTGACATAATTGACTTATGTCAATAGTAAATCTTTGACTAGAAAGGTCAGCTTGACTATTAGAATAATTTATGTTAGCAATATCTCTTGTTTTTCTTATTGTAGCTATTAAGTCCCATTCTGCTGAAGATGAAGGATAAGGAAATTGTGTGCTTGCATAAACTCTAAAAATTATATTTATTATGTCACCATTAGGTGAAGAAAAATTACTTGCAAGAGGTTCTTGGTTTTCATTTAAACCGTCCCAAATAACTTGATATCTCATTTGAGTATATGCACTTTTTACATAATTTGCCCTCCAATTATAACTCATAGTTGCTAAATTTGAACTAGAGTTGTCAAAAGGTTGTATTCCTGCCGCTATTGTTCCATTAAATCCTGCCATAATTAATAAATATTGTATTTTTTGTTTAAGTATGATTTTATTTGTCCTATAGTGTAATCTTCTAAAGATGAATTATAAATAATTATTTCTTGCATATCTCCTTTAAAATAATTAGTAGCTGCAGCACCTACTTTATAACCTATAGTATAATCTGATTGGTCGTGTGTTGTAAATTGGTTATAACTAGGTACTTGTAAAGAATTACTTAATGTGTTATTATATTCTAGAGATAATCTCTTATTATGCAGTTTTGCTACTGCAATATGATATGATGATGTAAGCGCACCTGTTACAGACACTTCACCACCATTACTATTAGCATCACTAAAATAACCTGTAAACAATCCATTTTTAGTACCAAAATTTAATTCTACATTACCATCTACATAGCTAAAATACTTACCTTCATATCCTGCGCTTAAAGTGTTTTTTACTACAAAAAACATTGTAACTGCATTACCTAAAATACTGTTAGATTCACTTGGGTAATTATCAGAAGTTCCATTAAATTGTATTCTTGTTTTATCATTAGCACCATCATAAGTATATCTTAAAGCTTGATTGTTTTTATTAGGCTGTGCTAAATTATTGCCTGAAGTAGAATAATCTTGCCAAGCAGATACCCTTTTAGTAGGAATATCAAAAGTAACACCACTATCTGCTCTATACCAACCTGCTAAGTTTGAAATATCTGTAGGGTATACAGATTGAGGTCTAAAGCACTTACTAAACACCTTCCAAGTAAAGTTCATTCTAATTTGTAAAAGTTGGTCATTAGCAACTTCTTTTACTCTTTCTACAGTTACATCTTCTCCTTCTAAAAATCCTGTTACTATACCATCTTGATAATTCTTCAAAAACATATCTAACCACTCATTTGCTAAGTCTTGTAAGTTATCCCATCTTTGTTCTATACTTACATTAGCTTGAGCTGTTCTATTATATAAATCAGAAAAATATATCTCAAAAGTATACAGCTCCCAACCATTATTTAGAGATACTTCAGGAAATACCGAATCAGGAGGTGTTATTAATATAGAAGGATACTGTGTATTATGGTTGTCATTAAATTCCTCTGTATAGCCAAAGAACTTATCTCCATAAGTCCACTTGCTTTTCATTACTGTTACTATGTCTGTTAATCGTATTGCCATTAAGTTATTTTATTTGGATTGTGTATTTTTTCTTGTACTTTAGATTCATATTCGTTTGTCGCTGTTATCCAACTTAAATAGCTTAAAACTTTATACAAATTAGTGCTTTTAACGCTATCTATGCCATTCATTCCATCTTGTTTGAATACACCCTTCTCAGCAAGCATATAAAGGCTGTTAAGCCAACCAAATGGCTTTACATAAACATCATATAAGCTTCTTGTTTTTACTATCATTTCACTAGCTCTTTTTTCTCCGAATACATATTTGAAAGTTTGGCTAATTTTATGTTTTGCTGAGTCAAAAAAAAAGCGAACTCCCATACGACGTCCATTGTTAATTTTTTAAACATTTCTGTTTTTTCAGGTATAACATCATCATCATATTCTTCTTCTAACTTTCTGCATAGTATAGCCATTTGTTCAGGTAGTACATCAAATCTACCGTGTTTCATTGACTCTATATACATTTCTAATTGTGTAGTTTCTATATAATCACCATAAGTGTTTTGTCTTAAAAATTCTGATGGAAAATAATATGTTTCTCCCTCACATTCAAAAGAACGTATACCTTTTGGTTTGTATTCTTCTACAAGACCATCTAAAACGCTAATAACTTGGTTTACGCTTTCAATATCTACAAGTTTCATTGATTCTTTATCTAAGCCTGTCATATAACCAAATAAATCTCTATTCATTTTTATATTTTGAAAATCTTCTAATTGGTTATCTACAAAATCTAAATACTCTAAAGTATGGTCTATTTCTTCTTGTTTGTCGTTTTTTGAATTTCTTCTTAGTTTAGCTTTGTCAAAATGTGATTTTATTATTGTTGTCATACCACACCAATATTCTAATGTCATATCCTTCCACTCAGTTGGAATTGTAACATCTCTTTGTTCATCACCTTGTTTAAGACTAATTACTATGCTCATTTCTTTTTATTTTTATAAGTTCTATTTTTTCTTTTTTTAATTGCTCGTACTCCATATTTTCAACTATGTTTGCAGTTTTCTCTACAACATCTATTGTTTTTTCAAACAATATTTCTGATAAATGTTCTATTCTTTCTTCGTTATATTTATTTTTTATACCATTTAAAAAACCCATACAAGAATATAACATTAAATTAGGTGACATAAACACCCATTCTTTAGTTTGATGATTATTTTCTATTATCTCTTGAAACTCATTTGTATACTTAATTATGTTATTAAGTATATTGTTATAATCTTCAAACTTGCCATACTCACAATCTTCTGTTGCTTCGTATGCTACACCTTTAATAAAGTTTACATAACGCCTAATTAGGACTTCGTGTTCTTCATTTATACTTTGCAACTTCATATTATCCTTATAATTTCGCAATTATAAGATTTTTTTAATTACTATACTAGAAGTTTTTGGAAATCCAAGAAATTTTAGGAAAAATATAATATTTTAGAGTTATTCCACATATGTTTATTGATAGCCATTACTAAACAATCTACCATATCGTCGTGTTTGGCTGATGGGAACTTAACTAATTGTTGTAAAAATTCTTCATTCCAATCTCCCTTCAATAAACTAACCCTTCCTGTCTCTAAAGAAGCACTAATATCTTGAACTCTAGCTACTTTATCTTTAGAAGGTGGCTTGTCTTCTCTAACATTTAATCCTGTTTCTTTTTTTAGTGTTTGAACAATAGATTTTCCTGATGCTTTAGGCTCTACATATACCCTACTTCTGTTTGTATAACCATTCTTAGCTACCCATTGAGGTATAAACCTAACTAAATCAGGGAACTCTTTGTATACATTTACACAATCTATTATTTGCCACTTGTTATCTTTAAATGTATATGCAAGCATAGCTGAGGGGTCATTCTTTTCATTTGCTGTATATGCAGGGTCTATAACAAAATCTACTGTTGTATGCTCTGTAGTGTGCTTAAATTGGTCTATCTTAAACCAATCTGCTCTTATCATACCTGAGTTTAGAGGTGTAGGCGTTTGCATAAGCTGACCTGCATAACCATAACTACCTAATGCTTGTTTGTAATCTGCTAAAATAGATTTGCTAAATCTGTCTGTCCAAAATAAACCATCTTCATCATAATTATCTTTTAGCATTTTTGGCTTTACATCATCTGATAATTCAGCAGGTATACAAATGTGTTTATATTTTAATCTGCTTTCACCACCACTTAATAAAAACCCACTTAAATCGTTATCGTGTATTCTCTGCATAATAACAATTCTTATTCCTGTTAAAGGATTATTTAAACGAGAATAAAATGTTGTTCTGTACCATTCGTTAGCATTTTCTCTTTCTACTTCTGATGCTGCGTGTTGGGGTGATACAGGGTCATCTACTAACAAAAAATCTCCCCCCTGCCCTGTTACCGTACCCCCAACAGATGTTGCTCTCCTTACACCTAAGAAGTTGTTCTCGTATCTTGCTTTTAAGTTTTGGTCTTTCTTAATATGAAACACCTCACCCCATCTGTCTTTAAACCATTCTGAATTTATTACATCTCTACTTCTTGTAGCGTGTTCTATAGATAGCTCTGCAGAATATGATGCTGTTATAAATCTAAACTTAGGATTCTTAATCCAAGCCCATACAGGAAACATAACAGTTACTAAAAGTGATTTAGTAGAACGAAAAGGTATGTTAATTACAATATCTTTTGTTTTTGGCTTGTTAGCTATAATTCTTTCAGCTTCTTTTTGTAAAATATCACATAGGTATTTGTGATGCCAATTAGTAGACAGTTCAATAGAAGGCTCTACAACGTGCCAAGCTTGTTTAAAAAATTCGTAGAAAGATAGTTCGCAAAGTTTTTTTTCTAGTGCAAACTTTAAGGCATTATCAGTTGTTGTCAATTTCGTCAATTTTTGCTCTTAAATCTTCAATGCTTACATCATCATTAAGTTCAATCTTGACTTTCTTTGTAGTATTATCGTTTATCTCTGATGAAGAAAGTTTAGGAACTGTATAATTAAGCAATTTAGATATAGCGTTAATATATGCTTCAGGATTTTCAGCAAATAAAGAATCTAAAGCCATCTTTATTTTTGTTGAATGTCCTTCCAATGCCCAAGTTAAGGCATTTCTGCTAATTTCTGTAGTTTTTCTAACTATTTTTGTTCCTTTTTTTCTACCTTCAGTACAAATCTCACCACCATTAGGAAAATACTTCTTTACTCTTTCCTTGTATGGATTGAGTTTATTAATATTTTTTTCTTGTAGCTTTTTTCTTTTTTCGTCTGACATTACAGTTTTTTAATAGAATCAGTTAATTTATTGATATACTCATCTAATTCTTCGTCTAACATAGATGCAATCATTTTGTCATCATTTTTATCTATGATAACTTCTTCTTCTCTACCTTCTCCTTCAAAAGTAAATAAAATTAACATTTCATCACCATCTTTTTCAACTTTTACTTCTAACATACCTTCAGAATGTAGTTTTTCCATCATATCTGATGTAAAATTGAAATGATAGTCGTGTTCTTCATCTCCGTAATACTTCTTTTTTTCTGCCATATTATTATTTTTATCTATTTGCTCTAATTTTCTTATTGCCCACTCTATTCCACTTGTTCCTCCCCAACAATCCCACATTAGACCTCCACAGCCTTCATCATAAGGCACGTCTTTGTGTTGTTGGTGTCTCTTAAAAGAAGCCATACGAGCAATAGTGCTTCTTGTAAGTTTTTCTCTATTAGCGAGCTGTCTAGCTCTTGTCCACCCCACGTTAGTCCCACAAGAACTACCGTTTTCTTCTTTGTACTTTATTGCTCTCTTAGCATTGTTAGTTGCTGATTGAGGATAATCACTATACGTTTCTTCTGCATAATAATCTGCATTAGCACTTTCGCACTCAGCTTTTGAAGAATATTGGCACTTGCCACTTTCTCCAAACCTCCATAATCCGTTTTCACATTCTAAACAAGGCATATTACTCAGGATTTTCAGGTGTCCAATCAGAACCTCTTACTATTGCTAATATCTCCTCGTGAGTATATTGGTCTAACCCCTCTAAAAAAGATGGAGTTTCGCCCATAAATTTAGCAATAAATAATGTACCATCTAATGACTTTCTTACAGTTGCAGGAGAATCCTCTACTATTTGTGAAAAATCACATACAGGGTTTCCTTCTGCATCTACTTCTGTCAATAAACTTGTGTTTGGTGTTGTATATATCATAATTTTAATTTTTTAAGGTGTATCTTCTACTATGTCAGAAGCACTCATATTTGTCATTGTTCCGTAATTATTTTCTGTAAATAAATCTATTGTTACAGGTAATCCATAAGTTGGTGCATAAGTTTCTGCTTGTGTTTGTTGTTCAAATTGCGCACCCCAAAAATAAGCAGTAACTAAAGTTGATGAAGCTGCAATTAACCATATTTGCATTTCAGTACAACCACTTGGTGCAGTTACAGACCTTGTTATTTTTGACCATTCAGTTCCTTGTATTTGACTTGTATAAGTGTAATATTCTATATTAGTGCTATTACTATTATCATAAAATCTACCTTGTAAACCTGTACCACTTTCTAATTTTATGTAAAAACTTATAGTGTATCTTTGCCCTGCTACAACTGTAATTGTTGTCTTTAAATCTAAACCTGTATTATTAAACACCACTTTATCTGCATTTTGTGTTCCATCAGGAGATACAATAGCATTAGGTGTTATTGTTCCATTAGCTATAGTCCATTGTGATAAATCTTCACTATAAGGTACTAAGTTAGTAGTAGATGATTTTCTTACTGCTGCTA